CCCAGCCGATACTCCAGCCGGTCATCGACTGGATTATGACGCAATGGCAGATATGCGGCGACGCCATCAAACTCGTGTGGGACACCGTGTGCAGCGCGATCGAAACGATCGTCAACGTCATCAAGGGCGTCTTCGACGTCGCGACCGCCGTCATACGCGGTGACTGGGAAGGCGCCGCCACCGCCGTGCGTAACATCTGGAACGCGATAGGCGGGTTCTTCAGCGGCCTCGGCAGCCGTATCGCTGGGTTCTTCTCCAGCGCGTGCAGCCGCATCGCCGGCTTCTTCAGCGGCGCCGGCAACAGCGTCAAGGCCGCGTGGAACGGCGTCGTCAACTGGTTCGCCGGCCTGCCCGGCAGAATCATGGGCATCTTCGCGGGCGCGGGCTCATGGCTCGCGGGCGCGGGGCAAGCGATCATGGACGGCCTGCTCGGCGGCCTGAAGTCCGCATGGAACAACGTCACGTCGTTCGTCGGCGGCATCGGCGACTGGATCAAATCACATAAGGGGCCGCCAAGCTATGACCGGATCATGCTGGTAGAGAACGGCAAACTGATCATGTCCGGCTTCGCCAAAGGCCTCACGAGCGGGTTCGATTCGGACGTGCGCAAGGCCATCACCAGCGTAAACGGCCGTCTGAAGACGATGCCGTTGAACATGACAGCCGCAGCCGCGCGCGGCGCGAAAGACACGGCCACCCCCATCACTGTGAACGTCGAGTTCAACGGAGTTGTTGGCGACCCGGAGGGAGTGGCACGCCAGATCAACAAACTGTTGGACGACTACACGGCGAAACGGAGGTGAACCATGGCACAACAGGCATGGATGTACCTTGACCTGAACGATGGCGCCGGCTGGCGGCCGCTCAACGACCGCAGCCGCGACATCGCCGCGTTGGACTCGCTGAGCATCCAGTGGGGCACGGACAACTGTTTCGACCAGCCCGACCCTGCCGTACTCTCGTTCCGCCTCTACGACCGCTCGGGCTCACTCGCCGGCAAAGCGGCGCTATTGGCCGGCGCGAAGGTGTGTGTGACATGCAGTTCCGACCCGATGTATTTCGAGCTCAAGGACGACACCCGCGCCTACAAGGACATGGGCGACATTCGGTTGCGTGACCTGCACAATCAGGTGCATTACGCGCCGCCCGAACATGTGTCGTTCACACAGTTCACGATCTTCAACGGGATTGTGACGACCGGCGGCACCGTGCGCCACCACAAGGGCGACGCATGGATACTGCACTTGAGCGCGACCGGTATCAGCGTGCTGTGGAAGCGCCTCCAGTCACAGGGGCCCACGAGCAGTGACCGGCGGTTGGACGGGTACCATTGGACGGGCACGCCCGCCGACCGGCT